TCACCCGAACGCCACCGCGATCTCGTCGTCCACCGTCCCTTGCGCCCGCGATCCCCGAAACCGCCACTGCAACCGGTTCTCGCCATCGTCGAATTCGGGCACTTCCGGGATCACGCTCTTCAGGAACACGCCCATGACCTGGCCCTGAGCTTCGCCCAATTGGAACATCAGGCTGATGGGCGATTGCTGCCGGGCCGCCTGGTAAAGCCCCTTCGTGGCGTCGTCGTCCAGGCTGTAAAGATTGAACGCGGCAGTCACCGAGCGTTCGCCGGGCGCGACCGCCCGCGGCAGGTTGGTCCCGAATTCCTTCGACCGCGTTGCCAAGCCGTTTTTCAGGGTCACCATCGCGCTCGTGATCGTGAAGAACTGCGAAGGCGATGCGCCCAACCATGCCTGGCCCATGTTTCCCGGAACGATCGAATAGTCGAATGCGTCAAGCGCCGGTTCCTGCGGAAAGCTCTGCAATGTCCCGGCCCCTCCTGAGAAGCTACTGCTGTCCAGCACGTCCTGCGCGAGCCCGCTGAAATGGAATTCGTGGTAGTCCCCGTTTACCAGGATGTCCATCTGGTCGACTGCCGCCCCGCGAAGCAGCCGCTGCACTGCGGTCGCCGGCGTCCAGTAATCGAAAATGCTCACGCTCGGCAGTTCCGTCGCGGGAGCGTAGGTCACCGTCGCCGCGACGCTTCCGCCGGCTGTGGGCTGGATTGTGAACGGCGCGCTCAATTGCACCGTCGTCGTATTCACGATCGCCGCCACGAACCGGATTTCGCCTCCGCACGAGACCCCTTGTCCCGCCACGAGCCCGTGCGGCGTTTGAAACGCGAGCTGGCCGGCGCCGGTACTGGAAGCCACCGTCCCGCCCGCGAACTCGAGCGGCGTCCCGCCTAGCGCCGCCTGAAAAAGCGGCCCGTACCCCGGACCCGGCGAAGAATCCGGTGATGGTTCGCTTGGCGGGGCCCCCGAACCCGATCCGGCAGATTGCTGCCAGCTCGTCAGATACGTCCGCAGTTCGAAGTCGGTGCGGCGCCGGCCGCCCGTCGGCAGGCCCGCGAACGTTCGGCTGCCGGTCTTGTCCTTTCGCGCCGTGACTTCGAGTTGTTGCCGCACCGTCAGCTTCAAGGCGGGAATCCGATTCCCGGAGGCGATCGCCGCCACATTGCCGTATGCGCTCTCCAGGACCGCATAGAAACGATTCGCGTTAGAAGAAATGTACGAAGACATGTCAGTTTCTGCTCACTCCTATCTCGAGGGCGATTTTCGCCGTCTGAATGAAATTCCTGCCGCCACGCTTCACGGCGGCGAACGATACCTCGTATCCGCCGCCGTAGAACATGCCGTTGCCCCAATCGCCGCGGCTCGCGCTTAGCGTCTGCGTCACCGCGTCCGTGTAAATCTCCAGCGTGTCCTGAAGACCGTCGAGGCGGTCCTGGGAGTGCCGTACCTCCACGATCATCTGGGCCGAGCCGGAGAAGCTCCGGGACTTCTCGGTCAAAGCGTTCACGAGCTTTTCGCAATACACGTTGGCCGCCGGATAGTTCACGGCTTCGCTACGCTCCATCAGGTCCGAAGCGACGTTTTGCGCGCGGATCTGGGCCGGGTCCAGCATCGCCGCCGGCGTGCTGTTTGCCGCCGAAAGCGCTGCCAGTGTGGAATTGGCGCCCGCTGGCGCGACAATCAATCGGATAATCTGGTCGCTGATGGCGCTTCCTAGTTTTGCCGTCATTAGCCCCTCTGGATTACCCTCGGAACCGGCTTTATATAGTTGGGAGTTTGTCCCTGGCCTGCCCGCCGTCCGGTTGCCGTCAGGGACCCGGGCTGGGTCCAGGTTTGTGCGGTTCCGATTGGCGTTCCGTTCTGCCGGAACATTGAATCGGAGTCGCCGCCCACATACACGTGCCACCCCGCCGCGTTCTTCGGCGGATTCGTGGGCTGGACCAGCAGTGTGCAGCCAACGGTCGTGACGGTGGCCGCCGAGGCGCTCGCGCCTTCTTCGCCGGTCTTGTTCGTCCACGCCATGGTCGCGTAATACGTTGCGTCTGGAAGCGCGGTTGGCGCGCTGGGCACGACCGTCACGTTTGGCATGACGGCCCTGGGGATCGGATCGAACACCACTCCGGCTCCAATCCGGACCAGCTTGTCGTAAGCCCAACTCGCCATCGAGTGGAATTGGTCCCGCTTGCCCGCATACCGGTCGTTCAACTGGCTGTTGTATGCGTCGGCGTAAACCATTGCCAGGGTGCGATAGGTATGCCAGAGCCTGAGCGCCGGCGTCACCACCACGCGGTTGACGCCCGGCTGCGGCGAAAGCCAAAACGACTGGTCCGGATAGCTCATTCCGCTCAGCAGCGCGTCGAGCCCCAACGCGACTTCTTCCTGCGCCAGAGCCAGCTTTTGCGTCACGTCGATGTTTTCGGCATTGGCCACGGCTGCAAGTTGCGAGTCCTGGGCCGAAAGATCGTCGATGCTCGATACGAGACCGTCCGTGAACAAAGCCATGTCGTCACCCCGGGTCCTTCATGGAGTCCGCGACGCCCCTCAACTTGTTGAGCTCGGCCGTCGTCAGCACCGATAACTGCACCTTCGACGCCGTCGCCATCTGGTCGGCGACCCGCTTCGCCTCCTCCTGTAGCGCCAGGAACGCTTTCGCTTCCTCGGCCGTGGCCAGGCGCGCTTGGCCTTCCACCATCATTTTCGCGGCGATCCCGCGCGTAACCTCGGTCGGTACTCCCGCCTTGCCGCCGTCCGCGGCCGCCAGGCTTATCACAACCGGAAACGCATCCGGGATGCTCGCTTCCAACGTGCGAATTTTCTGGTAGTAGATTGTCAGATCCATCTTGTTCTCCTTGATGGGCAGGCCGGGAGATCGTCTTCTTGGCCGGCCTGCCTCGTTTCGTTGCGCCCCTTACGTGTTCACCTGCACGCCCGAAGTATTCCGCAGCACGCCGCAGCCATACAGCACGTCCACCGTGAACTGCTGCGCCAGCGTGTCCGGCTGATAGCTCATCACCACCCGCATACCGAAGTTGCCCAGCTCGGCGTACTCCGCGATGGCGCCGGTTCCCGGCAGCGGCTGCGGCAGGCGCCGGATAACCAGACCCATGGCGTCCTTCGTGAAAGCCATGTTGTGGGTCGTCACCGTGCCGATTCCCGTCTTCTGCACGAACTGCGAACGGAATACGAAGAAGTCCTTGATCTTCCCCACCGTCCCATCGACGATCGCCTGCAGGCCGGCGTCGCCGGCTTTTTGGAATTCGCTGAACCGCGGAATCTGCCGCCAGGCCGAATACGTGGCCGCGTCCACCACCATGAACTTCTGCTCGCTGGGCGGAACCTTCGCCAGGAACAGCGCCGTTTCCGCGGCGTCGATGATGGCTTCCGTGATCGGCGTGGCCGGCGTCCCCACCGGGGCGTTGGCCGTGAAGCCGGCGTACAAGTTCAGTAGGTCGGTCTCGATCCTCTGTGCGATCGCCGCCACCGACGGCTGCATGTAAATCTTCAGCAGGTCCGGGACCGCCAGCACCTTGGTCACGTCCGGAATCTGGAAAGTCGCTTCCGCGTGCGTGTTGAGCACGATCTGGGCGTTGCCCAGGCTCGGGTTTTGCGTTTGTACCGTCCCGCCTTCGAGGATGTTGTTAGCCACCATCGTTGGCGGAATCGGCACGTTGACCGTGTCGCCGGCATGCGCCAGGACCGGCTCGTAATCGCGATTTACGAGGTTCCCCATGACGAGGTTCCCTACCAGCACCGGCAAAGCGTCCGCCGCCACCAGTTTCACGATCGCGTTTGCGACGTTTGTTGAGGTAATTGCTGCCATTCGTTCTCCTTACTTTGCTTTCCGTCGGGCCTTTCGGCCCGTCCTTGTTACTTCTTCACATCCCCCGAAGGGTCTGCGACGCCACGCGCACGATTTCCTCTCGTACCCGCCGCATCTCTTCCGCGCTCATGCCTGGCCGGATCTGCTCGATGGTCACCGCCTCTCTGCTCTCCGGTGGCGCCTTGAAGGTCGCCGTCATTCCGGTCCCCCCCGCGATGCGAGCCGGTAGAAACTCCGGGTTTTCGTTCACGAAGGCGGACAGATACTCCTTCAATGGCATCTGTCCGCTTTCCCCCCGAGCCACCAGCCGCCCGTCCTCCGTCCGCGCGATTTCGTCTTTCACCGCCCTGAACGCAAGGTCGATCTTGGCCACTCCCAGCCGTTGCAGTTCGGCTCGTACCGTCGAACTGCGCTCCGCTTCCTCCGCGATCTTGCGGCTGTGTTTGTTCTCCGCCACTAGTTCGTTCAGCCTACGCTCCAGTTGTTCCCGCCGCTTCCGCTCGTCCTCGAGCTCCGCCTTGTAAGCCGGTTCGCTTTTGGCCTGTTCGTTGCTGGCGTATTCCTGGATCGCCTGCCGCACGATTGCCTGAACGTCTATTCCTTCCATAAGCCTCCTCTCTCGAAAATGCCCCCAAACCCACGCCACGCCGCAAAGCGGGGACTGCTACCAATTCCCGCCTTTGGAATGGGATAGCTGTCCCCGGTTTGCACCCTACTCCGCATACTTCATGCGGTCGATCTCCTCCGCCACCTGGTTCTTGACTTCCTGCCGCGCGTCGCACAGGTACTTGAAGGCGAGGTTCTTGAAAACCTGTTTTTTCAGCGTCTCCGAGCCAATTCCCAGTTCCAGCAGCTTCTTCGCGTCGTCCAGCTCGCTGCCGTAGTCGTCGATGTCGAACTCGTCCAGCCCCGACACATCGATCGAAACTCCGTCCTGCCGCGCCGCCGCGACCGCCCACAGGACCTGCTTCATGCTTTCCTTCACGGCGTCTCCGTACGCGCGCAACACCTCCTGCGTCACGCTGAAGTCCCTCTGTTTGCTGATGCCGGAAACCCGCAGGTCTCCGCCGCTCGGCGTCCCGGCTTGGTTCATCAGATAACAGACCCGATAGATTTCGTCCTTTAGCCGAACCAGGTTGTCCGCCGCTATCTGATAAACCTTGCCCTCCGGCTCCGTCCATCCGAAGCGATCCTGTGGTCCGAGCTGGATGTAGTAGGACTCGCCGACGATCTGGTTCCATTCGCGCTCCGAATAGATCACCGGAGTCGCAAACAGTCCCATGGTCAGCGCCCACGAAAGCGCGTTCGACTTATTGAAGTGCTCCAGTTGCAGGAGCGCCGCCTTGTTGGTCAGCCACAAGCCCTCCGACACCTGCATGCGGAACAACGGCACGCGCCTCAATGCGGCCAGCCCGTGCTGACCCTCGCCGATCGGCTCGGGCGGGCTTGCTTCGCCCGCCTTCCGGAAGATCTGGAAGTTCTCGCGGTCGTAGTAAATCCACCGCGTCTCGCGCTCCCATTTGGCGTCCGTGACCTGCGATTGTTGAAGGCACGACGTCCGGATCACCGCCCATTCCAGGCCGCCGGTCTCGTCGTAGTTCCAGTTGATGACCTCCTCCGGACTGTAGTCCACCAGGTAGGCGCGCGAGCGCCCCGACGCGTCCTCTTCCGCGCGGGTTAGCGCGGCGCCGTTCGCCCGTGGAAAGTCCACCACGATGTAGGAGCAGCCGCACACCAGCGTCTGCACGAACCGCTGGCGGAAAAACTCACTGAGGCTCGTGCCCTTCAAGTCGCAATTCGCCGACAGGAGGCTGAAGTAATCCTTCGCCGCCGTGTCGCTTCCTTCTATCAGAACGGACGGCGCTCGGCGGACCAGCGTCGCCGCGTACCAGTCCACGATCGAGCCGATGTAGTTCTCGTAAAACACCCGGCTCAGCCGCTCCTGGTAAACCTCGCCAGGCTCTTTGTGCCGCCGCACCAGGTAGTCCGAGGCGTTGGCGCGCAGGCGTTCGCCGCCCGCGTAGAGGTCTTTGTACTGCTTCCACATCGCCTTGCGCGCGATGTATTCCGGATGCTCGCGATTGATGTTTTGCATATGGATCTCAAGAAAGCAGCCGCTCTCGCCGCTCCCCGATGAATTGCACTGGCCTGCAGTGATGCCACACCAGATACCCCAGCGCGTCCGAAAGGTGCGTCCGCAGCCGGTCCCTGTCCTTATCGATCTGGCAGGTGTCCGCCTTGTAGGCCACCTGCTCTAAGTCCTGAATCAGTTCCTTGCATTTGCCGTCCACCAGCAGCCCGACCTCGCCTGCCGCCGAGCGCAGCTTCGCGTTCATCAGGTTGACCCGCTCCCTGACGCCGGGGTTGGATCGCGGCGCGAGATGTTGCACCGGCAAACCGGAGTGGACCTGGAAGTACTCGCGGATCATCGCGTAGTCCGACGTTCCCGTGGTCTGCTGCTGGTACCCCGAGGCGTCGCCGTAGACCTCCACGCCGGCGCCGTGCCCTTGATAGCGCTTCAAGAACTCCTCGCAAGCCTGGTAAGTGGTGCCGTGGCGGATCACAATCTCGTCCAGCACCACCACCTTGCCCCCGGTTACCTGCACGATCACCGAGGACATCGGATCCACGTTGAAGTCCAGTGCCCACAGAAGCGGCAGACGTAGGTCCACTTTCAAATCCGTCACGTGCGTGCCCCGGTCGAACGCGGCGTACGCTCGCGCCCCATCCATGCTGAGATACGACCCCAGGACTTCCTGTTCGAAGAACCTCTCGTCGTAGCTCTTCTTCAGCCGTTCGTAATAGTCCGGAGTCTGTTTCAGCAGGTGACGGTTTTCGTAAGCCTTCGCAATGATCGTCTCGTAGGCGCTCTGCCCAGCCGCCAGAAACTTGCGATACACCCAGTCGTAGCCTTTGGGCGTCCACACCGCAAATCCGCAGAGCCACCGCGCCTTCGGGTCGCGCAAGCGTCCTTCCAGCCGCAGCCATGCGGCTTCCTGCGTGTACGTCAACTCGTCCAGGCCGAACCACGCCAGATTCGTGCCGCGCAGGCGCTCGAATTCCTCCACCGCCCGGAACAGGATCTTCGATCCGGTGTCCTTTATCCTCAGCGTGTTCTCCGCCTTGTTGTGCTCGTACCGAATCTGGTTCGTGTCCAGGATCTCCAGCAGCGTCGCCTGAGTCGCGTCCCGCAGCATCGGGTAAGTCGGCGCGCCCAGCAGCCCCATGCGCCCCGCGTTGACGTAGCTCAGCTTGATCGCCTCTTGGCAGAGCGCCTGGCTCTTGCCCGAACCGATCGGCCCGGAGAAGCCTTTGAATCGAGCCTGCGAGTCGTGAAAGAGCCTCTGGGAAGGCAACGGATCGTAGGCTATTTCTCGCCATTGGATATCGTCGCCGGTTCCACCCATGTAACCTTGATCTCCTTCGGACTCTCCTGCTCGATCTCCTGCTCCATTTGCAGCAGCTTCAGATACTCCGCCATGGTAGGCTTCAGTTCCTTGTCCTTGATCCTCGTTTCGATGCCGCCGATCAGGCTGTCCAGCAGCTTGGCGATCTTTATCCTCTGTTTGACGTCCTTCCAATTGCTGCATTCCTCGCAAGTCCTGGAGATCCTCTCCGTCGGTTCCAT